ACATATTTGTTGCTGTAGTTGTTTGCACAGCTAATGTTTCTTTTCCCTTTAAAGCTAGTATATCTATAAAACCAAATAAATCTTGACGTATCCTAGCATAACTATTCCAATGCTCTGTAATCCAACATGTGTATCCTTCTTCTCGTAATTTTTTAAGACTTAACTGCGTTGGGCTAGTTGCCATCAAATTGACTTTCGTTAGGTTTAGATGTTCCGTCTACAAATCTTTTTTCTACATTACCGGTGGACTTATTAAGTTCGTATTCATAAGCGTGTGGTGATACGTCATCACTATTCTTTTTCTTCTTAAATATCTTGTCCCAGTTATCTTGTGCTTCTTGTTCAGAAATTAACAATGGTCTTCTTCCAGAACCTTTACCCATTTATTTTACTCCTATCATGTCATGTTCAAAAAGATATTGTATAGTTTTTATATATGCTCTATTCCACATATCTCTACGTTCTTCTTTTGTAAGTTCTTTACCATTATCTAACTTAACATGGCACTCTATACATAATGCCGCACATAATGAATCTGACACTTTAATTCCCATGCCCTTTCCTTCATTACGGTGTGCAGCACAAACTGTTTCAGACTCTATGCCACAATGCTGACAAGGTAATTCTCTTAATAATTTAATGAGTTTCGTATTGCGGTAAACCATCTTGAAATGAGCATCCATATTCGTTAGCAAATCTTAATACATTTTCAATAAGCTCAGCAAATTGAGCTGTATCTAAATCAGCAGTTGAAGGAACAACTACTACAGGTTGACCAGCTATTTCTTTAGCATATTTAAGGTACTTATATTTCATAAGTTCATGCAACTCATCTTTAGTATAACCTAAATGGTCTGATAAACCTTCAAGTAATGTCCAGTATAAATCATTTTGGCTTAAATTTCTTATGGGTTTGCGTTCAGTCACTTGCACTTTCCAAACCTTACTAAAATCAAGTTCTTTTAGTTTAGTTATTAATATTGGTAAATTCATTTTTGTTAAGTTGAAATTGAATTTTATCATCTCTCCATCCTTTCGTTTTAAATACTTGTCCGTCTTTAGAAGTTGCCTTGTATTCTATATTGTTACCAAATAACTTTTTGCATTGCTTTATAAATTCATTTATTGTCATCTTGGTGGACTCTCGTTATATTTTAAACCTTTTTGGTCAAACCAAAAGTTAAATGAACCTTCCCATTGTGCATTACGCTGCTTCTGAACAAAGACCTTACAATCAGGAATAATCTTTAAGTCAGCTTCAGAAGTCTTACCTTCTTCTATTAATCTTTCTTTAGACCTATTACGCCATACACAAATGATATTATCACATAAGTTACGAATATGCGAACTTCCCATAATGTTTGTAGCGTCTGGTATCTCTTCTTCTGACTTCATTTTTCTTGTATGTGCAACTAAAAAAACTGCAATGTTAAGGTCTCTAACAGTTACAGCTAATTTATCTACAAACATTTTTTGAGCCTCTAAAGACTCTTCAGATATATCTGACATTTTCATAAGGCTATCTATAACAAATACATCTACACCTAAAACATGTTTTCCATAGTAAAGCGTAGCTATCATATCCTGTGATGTAGTTTGTTGATGCTGGTCGTAAAGATACAATTTATCAGTTGCTCGTTCACAAAATTTTCTTATGTAATCGTCTGTAGGCTCTGCTGAACCTAATGTTTGTGTAACCATTCTAGCTAATGTTAATACAGGTCTCATTTCTAAAGAAGCTATTAAACATTTAGTGCCCTGCTTCATCATAGACAATATAACTTGTGATAGCCACATTGACTTCCCATGTCCTGAAACGCCAGTCAAAATATTTAATTCATTCCTAACACGGAACTTATCTTCCGTTTTAATCCAGCCAAGTGATTTTCCACTATTAATTTCTTCACCAAAATAGTGCACCAAACTATCAGCAAATAAATCCGTACTTTTAATCTTAAACTCTGCATGACTATACCCCTCGTTATAAAATTCTTGAATTGTTGATTGGCTAACTGTTAGTTTATCTATTACTTCACCTATGTTCACTAGATGCCACCTTCCCAAACTTTACGGATGTTTGTAACAGTTCCATCATCCCATCTTTCTTGGTTAAGTAATGTCATAGGTGCTGGCACGAACCCTTCTTTCCACGATTTAGTTTCTTTCATCATATTGACATAGCCTATAACTTTATCAGCTATTAAGTCAAGGTCTTTTGCTTGCCATTTTTCTAAACAACCCTTCTTGTTATTTTTACGAACATTTGGGTATGTATTCCAGAACTCATCAAACCGCACAATGGTGTTTATATTCTTATCTAATCTTAATCTACTCTTATCTGTTAAAGAGTTACTATAGACTTGCTCTATACTTTCATTTCTTATTAGCCAAGTATCTAATTCCTTTACTAATTTTTCTACAAAGCTGATAGGTTTTCTAAATCTAAAGGCAATATCTGACACTTGTGGTAATTTGCCATTTGACTCACTAGCTAAACACCATAATTTGAATAAAGTTGCCTGTTTTATATCATCCATTTTCATAAAATCAGGGTCATTTAAAATATCACGACCATAGCATTTAAACCACTTCATATCACTTTTATGCTTGTAATGCTGGTACTTATCCCAATTTTTAATACGCATGCTGCTCTCCTTTGTTAGTAATGCCAAAAAAGATTAGCATGAATAAAATCTATAAGCAAACTATTTTTTATATAGAAAATACTTGACATGTGTTTTTTATGGGTTTAGAGTTCAATTGTCAACTTTAGGAGAGAGACATGAAAATTTCAACAATGATAGCATTATCAGTACTATTCTGGGTTTATGTAGCCTTTTGCCTTTGGGCTATGGGCAAGTTTGCAGGAGCTATATAATGGAAAGACATTTAGACCCAGACGCATATTTAGATGAAATGGATAGACTTGACAGATTGGAAGAAGAAGCCCAATATAAACTTGACCAACAGGAGAAGCATGATGAATAAATACATATGGCTATTTCTTTTTGTGTTTTGGGGGTATATAATATGGCGAATGGTTTAGAACACATAGCAGATATTCTTAAACGATTGAATGACGAACTTAAATTAGATAACGACAAATGGGAGAGAGCAAATGTCACAACAACAACACTACGACCAGGTAATGATGGAACAGCACCAACAAGAATTACAACAACAGGAGAGAAAGATGAACTATAACGAACTACGTAAGATTAACGTATCAGACCATATTGAGAAAAAGAATGGTCTATCATACTTATCATGGGCTTGGGCTGTGGATACACTTCTACAGCAAGACCCAACTGCTACATGGGGATATGGTGAACCTAAACAGTTTGGTGAAACACTTATGGTATTCTGCACAGTCCATGCGTTTGGTAAGTCTATGACTGCACAATTACCTGTGCTTAACTTTAGAAACCAAGCTATACCTAACCCTGATGCTATGGCAGTTAATACAGCTATGCAGCGTTGTTTAGCTAAAGCTATTGCATTACATGGTATTGGCTTATATATCTATAGCGGTGAGGATATTCCAGAGTCAGAACAACCAGCTCTAAAGGCAGTATCTAGCAAGGACTTTCTATGATTGAACAACGCACAGAAGAGTGGTTTCAGCAAAGATTAGGCAAGGTGACAGCATCCAGAATATCGGATGTTATCGCCAAGACTAAAACAGGCGTATCTACATCACGTCAAAACTACCTTGTCCAACTTGTATCAGAACGTCTTACAGGCAAGAAAGGCGATAGCTTTGTTAATCAGGCTATGTTAGATGGGATTGAAAGAGAAAGTGTTGCTAGAGAGCTTTATATGCAATCTAAAGGCGTGTCTGTAACAGAAGTCGGTTTCTTTGACCATCCTATTATCAAGAATAGTGGTGCTAGTCCAGACGGAGCTGTAAATGCAGAAGAAGAAGGTAAGTATGCAGGTCTTATAGAGATTAAATGCCCTATAGAAACTACTCATACTAATACGCTTATGAGTAAGTCAGTTCCTAGTAAATACATTCCACAGATGCAATGGCAATTAGCTTGCACCGGTGCTAAGTGGGTAGACTTTGTAAGTTATAATCCTAACTTCCCTGAAGAACTACAGTTATTTGTAGCAAGGGTTGACAGGGATGATACTTACATAGGAGAATTAGAAGCAGAAGTAATTAAGTTTTTAGACGAAGTAGAACAAACAATTATTAAACTAAAGGAGTAATATATGGCTGAGTACGATAACACAAACAAAATGGCTGGTTGGTTAAAAGAAAAAGATGGAAAAAAGTATATATCAATTTCAGCTAATGTTGATGGTATAGAAATTAGCGGTGCATTATATAAAAATAATGTTGAGCCTGGCTCAAAGCAACCTTTATATTCTGGACCTATTGGAGTTAAAACTGAAAAACGTGCTAAACCTGCTGTTGAAGGTGCAGATGAGGATGTTCCTTTCTAGGAGCATCCCCAATTGCCTGTAACTATTTGTTCATTACGTA